GTGTGGTGCAGGTGTTGTTCCCTGATAACCACGACCAAAGCCTGGGATTACGTTAAGTACGCTATCTGCTTTATCAAAGGAGTCAATCCAGATAAGTTCATCATCAATTTCAATAACACCTTTAGCAAGATTAGAAGATGAACCGATAGTGATCTCAGTACTAGTAGTAGTTAGTCCTGCTGGATTAGCTACATAACTAATGCGATCTTGACGAAGGGTGTAACCTTGCAGGTTAGACCTAATCTCATCAACCATTTCATTTAGAGTGCTCATTTTCCTTCTCTCTGATCTTGTTATGTGTTTCTAAATACTCAATAGATTTCTTTAAGGTTTCTATATTATCTTTAGCAAATCCAAGCATTAAATTACAATCTCTACATAAAATGCCTCTGCGACATTTTTCACAAGAGGTATTGATAGGGCAACATTCGTGATCGTGATCTAAGTACCATTTTCCACCTTCTTCTGGAAGGCTGATTTTACAAATTTTACAACCGCCTTGTTCTCTCAGAATAACTAATGCTTCATCTCTTTCAAACTTATGTTTATATCTAAATAAATAATCCATATTATACTTGTTATATTCTTTAGTATTTTTATGCTTTTGTTTATTTGATTTCATTTAGTTTGTTTCTGTAGAACTTTAAATTGCTTTGTAATCTTTCATCTTTAGGACTTAACTTAACTGCCATCTTGCCGTGCTTTACTGCTGACTTCCAATCACCTAACTGCCAGGCTGATATGGCGCATAAGTCATCAGCCATATGTCCCCAAGCCCAAGACTCTGACAAGAAATCTGTCATCTTCTCGGTAATATTCTTTGCTTTAGTTGCAGTTTCAAAACACTCTGGCCATCTTGCTTGCTGGTAGTAATAGTTAGCCAGTGCTAAGACTGCTTCTCTACTGGAGTATTCTTCTATAGATTGCTTCAGATGTTTCTCAGAATTATCAGGATCACACTTGGACATAATCCTAAGTGCATAAGATCTCTCTGCTTTAAATGCGGAGAACTCTAGATACTTTTTTAAGGTCTGTACTGCATCGTAGTATCTTTTACGATAGTGATACTCTCTACCTAAGTAGTAAAGGTTACGACTACTATTAGGATCTTCTTCCACTGCCATCTCTAGCATCTCTAAGTATTGTTCTCTAGACTTAGAATCATCTGGGAAGTGATGAATTATCAAACCAACCTTTGCCCTTGTTTCAGGGATTTTATAAGGACAGACCGCCTCGTGTATTGGATACCGCCATCTATAACCCTTACGGGCGTGGACTTTAGTACCGTCAAAACTTATTGATGGAGTTCCATCTTCATTCCAACCATAGACGTACTCGTGTATTGGTCTAGTAATATTAAACTTTAAAGCCTCTGGTAGATCCTTCTTCCAATCACCAACTAGAACTTCATCCATATCTAGTGATACGCAGTAATCAATATCAGGTGGTAGTGCAGCTAATGCTGCATTTCTAGAATCATCAAAGCGCCAAGGATCTATCTTGATCTGTATTACATTAATACCTAAAGACTTAGCAATCTCTACCGTCTTATCAGTAGAACCAGTATCTGCTATCAGTAGATAGTCTGCATCTTTAGCAGAGTTATACCAACGTTCAACGTGCTTCTCTTCGTTGAGAGCAATCGTATACACTGCAACTTTCAAAAGTCGTTAACCTCTTTAAGTCTAAGATCGGAATAACCTGGACTCTGTGTTACTAGATTAGGCTGAGCAATCATAGCGTTATAGTCTTTAGCAAACTCTCTTAAGCCAATATCTATATACCATTTGTAATCTTTAAGTTGTTCTGCAAAGTATTTAACTCTTGCAGGATGTATGCTGTAAGCGTGGGAACCAGTACTCATAACTTGCTTAAACCAGTACTTGTTACCAACATCAATTACTTTACCAGTTCTCTTTGGTAGCAAAGCTCCAAGATAAAATATATCTGTCGTAGACGGTAGATGTTGTATTACCTCTGAAAACTTTTCATTAAAGTCATCTACAAACAAAGCATCATCTTCTAAGATAAGCATCTTAGTTTCTGGATTTGCTTCTAAAACTTTTTGATGACTCATAGTGCCAGCAACTATAGGATCAATACCTTCAGCCTTACCATCTATAGCTGAGAATCTTTCAAAGGTTATCCCCAAGTTATCTAACTGTGTGGATATCTTTTCTAATCTATCTTCTCGCCTATCAAGGTTTATTACCACAACAGAGTCAAAGTAATCGTTGATTCTCATATGGTGAGATTCTACTACATTCCACCTAACATAAGGATATCTGGTAGTGCAGTTGCGCTTGCGCCTGTCGCACCAGTTGGTCCTGTTGCTCCAGTAGCACCAGTAGCGCCAGTTGCTCCAGTCGGTCCAGTTGGTCCTGTTGCACCAGTGTCACCTGTTGGTCCAGTAGGACCAGTCGCACCAGTTAATCCTATTGGTCCAGTTGGTCCAGTATCACCAGTTGGTCCTGTTGCTCCTGTATTACCAGTCGGGCCAGTAGGTCCTGTTGGTCCTGTTAAACCTATCGGTCCTGTCGGACCAGTATCGCCAGTGGCTCCTGTAGATCCCGTAGCACCCGTTGCGCCAGTGGGACCTGTCGGTCCTGTATCTCCAGTTGCACCCGTTGCTCCCGTTGCGCCAGTAGGCCCTGTAGGGCCAGTAGAGCCTGTACTGCCTGTCGGGCCTGTACTTCCTGTGGGACCAGTGTTACCAGTCGCTCCTGTGGCTCCTGTAGGCCCTGTAGGGCCTGTGTTTCCTGTATCTCCTGTGGCACCTGTGGCACCAGTTGGACCTGTACTTCCTGTAGGGCCTGTAGGCCCAGTTGCTCCCGTAGGACCTGTTGCTCCCGTACTACCTGTAGCACCTGTTGGGCCAGTAGCACCAGTTGGACCAGTAGCACCGGTAGCACCTGTTGAACCTGTTGCACCTGTTGCTCCTGTCGCTCCCGTTGGACCTGTTGGACCTGTGGACCCTATCGGTCCTTGAGGACCTGTTGGACCTGCAGGGCCAGTGGCTCCCGTTGCACCAGCAGAGCCTTGTGGTCCTTGATCATTTGAAATTGCAATGCCAACTTGTGGCGTAATATTTTCTACAACAATTACGGTTTCTGACATTAGACTGTTACAGCTCCCGTCACAATAAATTTACCTTCTAAAATTCTAGTTACTTCTGAGCCTGAATCTAATACTAGATCATAAGCATAACGAGATGGGCTAATATCACCAGTAGTAGCAGCATCAATAAGTACTGTTACTCTTCCTGTTACACCACCCAAAGTTATTCTGCCATTAGCGGTACTTGCTACAACAGTTGTAGTAGATGCACCAACAAATGGGCGTACTGTTAAGGTCGCTGTATAGCCAGTCAAGTTCCAGGGTGTACTGTCATTCTTAATTACAAACTGGAAGTTAAATGTGGTTGCTTGATCGCAAACTAAATTATATTTTGAACTCAAGATGAGATCGCTCTCAAGGCTTGTGCTGCTGGCAATCCAGTAGTACCAGCTAAGTAGTTGCAAACACCAGAGTAATCAAGCCAACTGTTTCTACTAGTCAGTCCGGCTATCTCATTAAGAACGCCAACGGTATCAGTGACAGTTAGTGTAACTGATCTCTGTGCTGCCCATTGACGGGCAGCTAATGCCTCAGCAACCATAGTTCCTGCTGGTCGGTAGGTGCCACCATTAGCAAGACGATTTAACTCATCATTAAGGGTTGAACCAAATGTACCTAGTGCCACCTTCTACCTCACTTCTTTTTCTTGCGAGCTGCTGCTGCGTTATCTATTAGATTTGGATAAGGTCTACCAGCAGCCTTTGCTCTGGCTTTAGCAGCACTCTTCTGTGCTGGTGTTAATTTCTTAGATGTTTTCTTAGGATTCTTTTTATCCCAAAACGCTACTTTTTTCTTCATTTGCATTTGCAATCCCAAGCCCGTAAGGACTTGTTTATTCTAGAGTTTGGATCTCTTGCTGTCTTAGCAGATGTCAATTTAGATTTCATTCCGCACATACGACCACAAAAGGATTTACGTCTACCAGCAGCCTTAGGTGATTTCTTAGCCTCAGCCTTTTTTACTGGAGGTTTAAGATTCATACCTTGTGCTTTAGCGGATGCTCTACCTGCAGCGTTTAATCCGCCTTTAGGATTCTTACCTGCTTTTCTTTGCCAAGCTGGACTCTTTGCCATACTCTCCATACTTTCCTAGTATTGATCGGACAGTGCCATTCTTATTAATACGGATTATGCAACCGTCTTTAATCTGAATTGGGTTAAATCCATCGTGGCGTTTGTAGCTACCAGATGACATTACTTCTTTTTCTTCTTAGACATTCCCGCCTCTGAAAGAGCAATAGCAATTGCTTGCTTCTTGGACTTAACCTTCTTGGCAGACTTGCCAATATTCAGTTCGCCCTTCTTAAACTCTCTCATAACCTTGGCAACCTTCTTAGCGCCTTTGGCCTTCTTCATTGACGAGGTGCTGGCTTACCTGCTGCGCCAGTTTGGATTGACTCGTAGTTCATATACTTACGATTAGATGGAGCCTGACGATCTGCAGGTGGATAGATTACTTCTTCGTTCTCATTTTCGTATTTACTCATAATTACTTCTTCTTTCCCATTTTCTTCATAGCCATTTTCTTAACAGCCTTCTTGCCTGCTGCCTTCTTAGCCATTGCTTTGCCCTTTGCTGTGTAAGGGAATTTCTTTCCATCTACCATTGGCATAATTGCTCCTTAGTTTTTTAGCGTTAGATTGACACCGTCAAATGCTTTGCCGGCTGCTTGCGATATTTCAACTGCTGCCTTAATGTCTTTCATCTTAGTAGAGCGAGGTTCAATACCTTGCTTTACTGCAGAGTAATAGGCACTAAGTTCTTTATTATCTTTGTTCTCTTTGTCCTTATCCCATCCTTGCCGAGTTGGGAAACAACCTGCAAACATAGGACTATTCTGTTGTAGACACTCGCCATAAGTAGCGTGGTCTTTTGTTTTACAACTAGAGGTACAGTTACTCATATCAAAGTCACATAATCTGAGTAGCCAGCGTTTATTAGAATCTGTGCTACATCGTTTGGAATATCGTACTCGTGTCCACCTAAGTAATAGTAATCAGCATCTGCTAGATCATCTTGGCTAGGTGTCATATTAGTTGTTACTGTTGTGCCATTAATTAAGAATGTTAAACATCTTGGAACATCTGTTATAAATTGTTGCGAACCAGTAGGACTTCCACCTGCTAAGGGTCTACCTGCTAAACGAGCATAGTCAGATGCTGGATCTACTATCCAAGTCTGGTTTTCCCAAGGTGTTTGTAAATGATAAGTCACTGGTTTCCTCTCTAGTGATGGAAGGCGGTTTGACCCGCCCCCCACCTAACGGAATTATTAGCCGTTTGTTGCTGCAGACTCAATACGGTATAGAGCTGCTTCGCGGAGTCTTGCGAATCCACCGAAGTAGTACCAACCGATTGTACGGAAGCGGCGCAGAGCATCAATCTCTGGTCCGATTACTGTATTGATATCTTGGCCCATAGCTTCTGCTAGAGCTTCGCGACCAGCTACAACTGCCTTGTAGACGTTGACTGCTGGTGATGCTGTGTTCGCTGCGAAAGGAACACGAGGTGTTTCAATTACGAAAGCACCCTCAATTACACCGACTGCTCCTGGAAGGATTGTCTTTGACACATTGTCTGTGTACTTAACAATATCCTGGAATCCGCCTGTACCTGACTCTGAACGTAGGTCAGCAGATTGACGTGGGTGTAGGTATGCTGCGTACAACTCACCGATACGAGGCAGAGCCTTGTTGGTGCGTAGTTCTGTTACAGCAGCACGAATGTCAGCAACAGAAATAATATCTGCTGAATCAATTGTGTTTGTTGTAGTAGCGTTTCCACCGTAGATTACGTTGGTTCCACCAGTTAGAACTGCGGCAACTACAGAGTCAATAGAATCTGCAGCGTTGTATGCAATGATGTCAGCAAGAGCTGCATCTACATCGTTGAAAGAAGTTAGGTTTAACTTCTTAGTTGTTGTTACGGCTGAGCCGTACTCGTTAAGCGTTACAGTAACCTGTGATGGGTTACCAAGAGCAATTGAGGAAACGTCGGTTGTTTCTGTCAGTGTAGAAGTAGCTGCTGCTAGATCTGAATAAATTGAGAATACAACTGATGATCCTGGCATTGCCTGTTGAACTGGCTTAACATCTGCAATTGAGCGCATTACAGGAATGGAGCGAAGCGCCATTCTTACATACTGATCGTATGCTGCTTTGACTAAATTGCTAATGTCAGAAGTACCAGTAAACGCACCTGTAGGTAGTGCCATTTAGGTATTGCCTTTCATTAGTAGGAAGTTAGATTCCCGATTCCCGAATTACTTGATCTAACTCTTCGCGACTATTAGCCTTCATAAGTTTTTGATAAACATCAACACTGCGATCTGGTGTGATACCAGATTCAGTTGCTGCGCTCATCTTCCTATAGGCTGCCGCTTGAGCAGGATCTACATTCGGTTGTTGGGAACTTTCGGTTTGAAGACCAAACACATCTGCGTTTGCTTCTAACCATTTTGATACAGACTCCTCAGTTGGGTCTATATCCTGTGGGATAAATGAAGAGATCTTCTGATTTACCCCGCGAGCTGCGAGGGCATCTTTGATTGCTCGTTCTCTCTGCGCTTTATTTAAAGATTCAAAGTTGGATTTTAAATCTGCCAACTCTTTATCTTTTTGCTTATTAGCTTTGCGTAGTTGTTTTACGAGATCATTACTTAACGATTCAGTTGTTGTATCTGTATCGTCATCATCCTCGTAGTCGTAGTTGGACATAGTCCATCTCCCATTCGTTGTAGTTACGCAGACCTCATACAGTTCGGGGATACCTGTATGGCTTCTACTACCGGTATTGTTATCTCTCCATTAGGCCGGTGGTTCTAATGGCAGGCTTAGTTAAAAGGAACCAGCTCTATCTCGGCTAAGTGCTCCTGCTGTGGTTCCTGCTTGTCCGCTAAATGCAGACCTCTCAAGTTCTGATAGTTTCTTGCGGCGTTGTCCTGCTGCTGCACTACCAGTTAAACCAAATACTTCTTGCTCTGCCTCTGCTTGACCATAAGCATCTTGTCCGTAGATCGCTGCTAACTGTGAACCACGAGGTGCTACCTCTGCAACAGTCTGGAAACCTTGACGTGCTGCTTCAGCAGTCACACCAAAGCGAGCAAGTTCTTCTGCCCTACTAGCACTAGTGCCTAGACCTTGACCCATTGCTGCTCCACCAATCTCAGCAGCTAATACCTTCTTCTGAATATCTGCTAATCCTCTTGTTGGATCAAGTGTATACGCAAGGATATCTGCATCCTTTATATCAGGATAGAATTGTTTTAACGCATCCTTAACCTGTGGTGGTGCATCAAGAACTCTCTTTTGTGCAATAGAGATACGGTCTTCTAGTTCGGTAGCAGATACATCTCCTGCTATGAACTTCTCAAATCCTGCCTGCTTACCAGTAGCATCCTTAGTGTAATAGGTTGCAGGTAATCCATAGTTACGCATAACATTCTGATATTGATCTTCCAGAGTTATATACTCAGCCTCTGATAACGCTCTTAATCCATTTTTAGTACGATCTTGATTAGCAGCGAAACGATTTTGGTATGCCTTAGTTTGACGTAAAGCCAATGTTAATGATGCCTCATCAGCACCTGTTACTATTAGATTCTTAACATCATCCAATAAAGTACCTAAGCCATATCTATTAAACTCTGCTAATAGTACATCATAGGCGGATTGTCCTGCTCTACGTTTCTTTTCTGCTTCAGCAGCAGCATCTTGTTGTGCCAGTAATGCTCGTTCATTTGCTGCTATCTCTTCAGCAGTAGGACCAGGAGGAACTACTGTGGCATCTGTCTTAGGAGGGACAGGAGCTTTAGGTGCAGGTTTAGGTTTAGGTTTAGGTTCGGGTTTAGGCTTAGGTGTAGGTGTAGTTTTAGATGTATCTACAGTAGCGGGTTTACTTGCCCTTGCTGCCGCAGCAGCTTCTCTTTTAGCTTCTGAATTAATAGCCATAGTTAAGCCTGAAATCCAAAGTCCCTAAGGACCTTAAGTGCGACATTAGAAACATCCCTCTTTGCGTTGTCTGTATATTGCCAGCGAAAATCTTTACGTAGATTTTTCTCAAAGTCATAGATAGGCATTTCCTTATCTGAGCCAATAGCAGATCTTAGTGTTGGATCTTTTAGGTCAATTGATTCTGGATTTAGTTCTAGTACAGATGCCATAAGGTTTCTATAAGGTGAGTAAATAGTATCTAAATCTATACCTTGACCAAGTAACTTTACTACTTTGTCTGGCATACCAAGTCCGGCAATGTTGCGAATTTCGTTATCTATAATCTTTACATCTGTACCATCTTGAATCATCTTAGAGAAAGAGTCAAGTTGAGTTTGATTTAAGGTTACACCATTAGCTCTGGCAGTGCTTAATATAGATTGAGTAGTAAGGGCTGCCTTATCTGTTTTCTTCTTAGCAAACTCTGGAAGTTTAGCAACTTCGCTCTTTAAGAACTGCTCTTTATCTAAGCCACCAGTGGTAATACCCTTTACAGTTTTAAAAGGGTTTTTCTTTTCTGCGTTATTAAGTACCTTAGTGTACTTTGCTATTTCAGCAGCAGTGGGTTCCCTATTTAACTCAGTCTTAAAAGCACTGTTAATTAATGCAGCAGCCCTAGTAGGATCAGATATAGATCCAGACATAGATGGACCGGCACCTGATCCAGACCTATAAGTACCCTCATTACCAGCTACTACTAAAAATTCTGCAAATGGGATAGTTCTATTAAAGTCTATAGAGCGTACAAGGTTATCTGATAGAGCCTTAAGGTATGCAGATTTTAGATCTGGAGAGTATCTTCCATCTGTTGGTAGATTTAATCCATACGCTGTGTTTAAGTTTACAGCTAAGTCTTTTCTACCAGCATCAGAGAGGTTGGCTATATACTGTCCAGCAACTTCAATTTGCTTAGTGAATGAATCTAAATCTACAGCAGATTCTTCAGTCTTTACATCTGTCTGTACAGTTCCATCTTTAGACTTACTGGTTCTAGTTTCTTTTGTTTTAACAGCAGGCTCTACATATGGCTTAGGATTTCTTAAATTATCATTAAGTGTATCAATAGATTCCTGAAGATCTTGTTTGGTTTTTTCATCTCTAGCAAAGGATTTTGCACTTTCTAGTTTAGCAATAGATTCTGCAATTCCAGAAGTAGAAATACCAACATAGTTTTTCTTAAAATAATCTGTTGTTTGCTTAACTATTTTATTGTAGGATTGTTGTGCTGAGGATTGAATTGCCTGAAGTTCAGCCAAAACATCGGGAGTAACATTACGAGAACCAGTAAGGGATTTAGTGGCCTCACTAAGTACCTTCTTTGCTTCTTTAACACCAGGGTCATTGTTTAGATAATCCTGTAATGTTATGTTTGTTGCCATCTATTTACTCCCCTAGCAATCTACTGAATATGGACATATAAGCTGATAGTGTATTTTCGTTAAAGTTAGATAGTTGTTTTATTTTACTTAGAGTACCGCTCTTTACTAAGTCTATAACTTCTCTATCGCCACCAGTCAGTTCAAATATTTCTTTTTGTTTTACATAACCATTATAAGCATTTACCATTTGTCTTAAAACATCTTGTGTTTCAGGTCTGATATTTGCAAACTTAGGATCATCTAACATAGCAGTTAAATCATCTAATGCTCTGACTCTCTCTACTGCTTTTTCTCTACCTTTGCCTAGGAACTCCTCTAGCATTGGTCGCCCTGCCATAAAAGTATCTTTCCAGCTATTGTATTGTTGGCGCAATACTTTCCTTATTTGAGGATCAGCAATATTAGCTATTGTTGCATCAAACTTATTTTTTCTTTCGTAATATATCTCAGCATCTGCTGCTGACTGCACCTGTAGTAAATGATCTTCTACTCTCTTATTTTCTCTAAGACCCATAGACTTCATAGTTCTATAAGCATCGTAAGAGAAGGCACCCTCATTAGGTATTAAGAAAGCAGCACCTTCTTTGTAGGTGTTAAATAAATCTTGGTTGTCTTCTACGAATTTTGCAGAATCTTCTGCAGATTCAAACATACCGATAGTTTTACGATCTGATTCAGATATTGTATATGGAACTTGGTTAGGATATAACTCTACCCATTTTGCCATTGCAACATCTTTATCAAAGTTATTCTTCTCGTATAACTTGTACCAGATTTCTTTCCAGTTTGATTTACCAGAATCTCTAACCCATTCAGACATCTCTGACTTTAGTTCAATTGATGGAGATGCTGGTGCAAAGAAACCAAATGTAAATCTAAGAGCAAGAATAGACAAAGTAGTATTCTTTAACTTCTCTCTGTATGCTTCTCTATCAGCAACTGATGGATTTTCTGGCAAGCCATTACCTGATGCTTGTAAGTATGTAACTGCTTTACGATATGCAGATGCGTACTGAGAATCTCTATCATCTTGACTAAAAGTTTTTAATAAACGATTAACGTGAGCTGGCATTAGTCTAGATACAAAGTCTTGATCTACTGCATACTTACCCAAGACCATACCAGTTATAGTATCTGCATTTTGCTTTACACCCTGGAAAGGTAGGAAGTTAGCTATGTTACCTAATGTCGTTACAGAAAATGCTGCTAATGGTCCAGAGAATGTTGGAAGAATTGAATCTGGATTTAAGGATGGTGTTAGCATCTTTATAGATCCACCAAACTGTACTGGAAATGGAACCTTAAAGTCCTGTGGTATTCCCATTCCTGCTAATGCAGTCTGAATCATTTTATATCCAGGAGCCATCATAGGATAAACGAAGTAAGCATCACCATTCTCATCCTTTTGAATAAATCCATTATGATCTATTCCATCAAATGTGGCTGCTGCTCTTGCAAATGCTTCTGGGTTATACTTAGCAAGACGGCCCAAACGCCTATAGAAATCTTCTTGAGCGCGATAGAATCTAGCCCAGTTACGCACAGCGAATGAACCTTGAGATCTAATCAAAGGATTATCTACATAAGATAGAACCTGTGTTATAGCTCTTTCTTCTGCTGCTTTAGCCAACTCTAACTTAGCGGATCTTACTCCAGCCTGATAGTTTAGAGTTCCCTTTTCGGCACCCTTAGTCCATTCATCAATGAACTTTTGCTCAAAGCCAGTGCTTCGCATTTCTTTACGAATACGGATTGATTCATACAATGCCATAGGTTGACGAGATAAACGAGCATTGGCAAGACCAAGCCACACCCAACCATTCTTCATTAGGTTATAGGTGCGTTGTGATTCCTCAACAACTGGAACTAACTCTGGTCCAACATACTCTGCTGGTAGATCTCCAAGATCTAAACGTCTAACATCATCTAAGCCTAATTTACCAGATATGGTATATGTGTTAATTCCTTTTCCTAAAGGAGATGATGGGTCATACTCGCGAATCTTATCTAGAAGTTTTTTGTTTATTTCCCCATCTTTTCTTTGGGTGACCAACTGCTTAGCTCTATTAAGAACTCCTCTTGCGTAGGTTATATCATCTACATCAAGTTCATTTACAGCAGTTGCTTCAGATTTTAATTGCTTACCTCTTGAGCTTCTTAACCAGTTAACCAAGATAGTCATTGCTTGATCATCAGGTAGATCTGCATTTGCTAAAGCAAGAGAGCCAAGCTCATCATTACCATAGAAACTAAGACGTAATAAATAGCCAATTAATGAGGCTTCGCTCTTATCACTAGTGATTGCTCTAGTACCAAAACCTGCCACATTGGCGGAGGTTCTGTATTGCTTACTAGCGGTAGTTAAATCTAATCTAAGAGGTCTAACATCAACGCCTAGATCTTTAACTAATTGTAATACTGACTCATTATAAGTAGCACCAATAGCAAAGTTCATACCACCTTCAGATACCTCTGCTAATAAATTATCTATATTGCCATAAATAATTTGCTCAGTTAATAGTTCAACAGATTCATCATCTATTATTTTAATACCAAATTGGCGCAGGAAAGTATCTATCTTACCTTTAGATAAAGATTCTGCCAGTATTTTTCTAGTCTGACCGGCAACTCCACCTTGGATCTTATCCTCTAGTGCTGCTATTTTAGATGTAATTTCATCTGATTTTTTAGGATCAAAGGTTAAAACATTCATACTGCCAAGCTCTTTTTTGAGTTGGAATAGTTCTTCCCTGTATTCAACTATGTCTTTATCAATTGCTTTTATTCTAGCAGCATTTACTTCTGCTTCTTTCTTATTGATAAAGCGCATCATTACACCAAGTGGGTTTGCTGCGACCTTTTCAAGTTTATCTAAACCTTTAACAGATTGTAGCGCTGTGTTTAATCTAGTAGCAGTATATTTTTGCTTTGCAAGTCCCCAAGGACTTGTACCCATAGCAAGGGCTACCATTAGATCTTCTCCAGCATTACGAATTGCATAACGAGGGCCAGCTAGGGTTAAGAAAGACCAACCATTAGTTATGGTTTCTACCCATTTACTATTAGATGTACCTAGTACAAACTTAGCAATAGTGCTCTTACCTGCCAAGATATCTAAGTCTACAAGACTAGGGGCAGATACTGTTGTATTCATCTCGCTAGGTAATAATGCTTTTCTAGACAATTCATCATCACCTAAACCGTAACGAACGTCACCCTTTTTAGCATAAAGTCTAGATACAGTATTTCCGGTATCTGTTAAATCTAAGCCTCTTGCATTATTAGTTTGTTTTAATAGAGATTGGTAGATACTCATTTTTTTAGCTACAGAATCTGTGCCAGCGTATAACTCTTTCATTAGCGTAGCAAAATTTGTTGGCATAAAAACTGCTGCAAGACGATATACCTGATCAGGAGCATCTTTTGCTACCAAATCAAATGTTTCGTTTTTAAACATTGGTGCTGGAGTAAATGATCTTTTAATTTTATCTAGACCAGTCGCTATTTGAAGCATTGAAAAACGAGCAGTTCCTTTTACCCGAACACCCTCTAATGCTTTCTTTAGTTCACCTGGTTCCATTTTAACAAGATCATCAAATAATGCGTCAGCGTTATCAGGGGAACCGAATACTGCATTTACCAAAGTAGGCGATACTTTGCTGATGTCAAATATCTTGTTTGTTTCTGTAAGGGCTTTAACCCGTAACTTTCTGGCAGTAGTCATACGAGGAAGAATAACTCTTTGACGAGCTACTGAACCTTCTGCTACAACCTTCATAACATCTCTAGTATTTTCAAACCAAGCCTTGGCGGTAGTTGCGTTCGTAATAGGAACTGGTCCTTTAATAAACTCATCTACTACTGAACGGCCAAACTCTGGTATAAGGATGGAAAGTTCTTTTCTTGCCTCTGCTGCTGCTTGAGGATTCGTAGTTTTATTATCTACTAGTTTTTTAAGAGATTCGCCAGCCTTATCCCACAAAGCAATTGTTTCTGGTTGGTCAAAGTACTTGTCAAATCTAACACCTTTTCCACCAGCCTGTGCAGCAACTACTTGTACTGAATAATTATTAAGATCGTAAAGTTTTTTTGCTTTACTTATTACAATAAAAGGATCTGTACGCAGACGGAATATAGCATCAGTTACACCTGAAACCGTTTTGTAAAAAAAACCTTGCTTGTATAGATCACCAGGAGTTACAGTATCAATTAAGTTTGCAAGTTGGCGACCAGGTGAAAACTTAGCGGCATTGACAGAGGCTAATGCTTCATCAAATTCTTCTCTATCTTCTCTGCTTGTTCCTTCAGTATTTGTAGGATCTGCTATGCGAAGATAGTATTTTTCTTCCTCTGTTGCATTATTTATTAAGTCTGCTATATCAGCGCCTTCGCTGATTTTTTGTGCAATTTTAATTTGTGCAGCACCATATTTTTTAGTCGCTGCTTCAATACGGCCTGTGTTGTATACCTTTTCGCCATCTTTACCTGCTTCATCCCAGGCAAAGCCAATCTGTCCACGCTCTACTAATGGAATTGCTACAGCGCGATAGGTCTGGCTAACCCTATCGGCCAAGAAGTTTAATGCCTTATATGCCTGATATCCAGTGTAATGATTGGCAGTACCAAGCCATCCTTGTTTTGGTTTTTCTTCTGGTGTTTCATTACCAAATGTATCTACAAGGTTTTGCTGTTGGTTTTGTGGCAAAGATTTATATACCGCATTGGCAGCTTCTGCTGGCATAGCAAGTAAGTTTTTGTGTACAGTTAATGCTTTGCTCAGGTTATCTATTTTTCTTTTATCTTGCTCTGATAACCCTGCGGCATATGCTGCTGCCTTTAAGCTCTCAGACACTATTGACCTCTAGACAAAGCGTTCTGATAAAGGTATTGGATTTCTCCAGTAGTGTCGTAAGGAATCATCTCTGCTAAAACATCTGATAATTTACGATCAGCAAATTTTGATTGCATCATTAATGCTGATGATCCTGGACCTTCACCTAAATCAATACCACTAGTAATAGGTTCATCTGGGCGTTGTGACGGAGCGAATAATGGAGTTACTGGTGCTTGTGTTGCTGGACTAGCAGGTCTTCCACCTACATCATCTGCAATACCACGAGTCTTTGCTTTTGGTGCTGCTGTATTAAGTGCAGCAGTTTCTTGACCTTCTCCATATGATGTGGAACCTAAACTCATATCTGTTCTCTTGGAGAATTTGCCTGGGCCTGATGCACCAGCTAATGGACCTCTTGCCATTATTCCTCCTTTAAAGTTTCTAGATCTTGCGAAAATTGTTGCCAGACTTTTTCTTCCTGGCTCTTCTGTGTTGAATGGTAGACAGCTAATTGGTGCAGATCATCTGCAAGTGCTTCTATCACTGATATTAAATTTAAAAAGAATCCTGATGCTATTACTAGATAATCAGACAGTCGCACTGGGCGATTAAGATTATTATCGTTATTCACCCAGCGCTCCTATCAATAAAATAATTTAAGCCTTCTTACCCTTACGACCTGCTGGTGTGTATCCGAAGAATACTTTTCCAGTTGTTGGCAGTGCTCCATTCTTGCCCTCTACAGGCTTTGTTTCAGTAGCCTTTGCTCTTGATCCTTTGTTCATTTGTTCACCCCCTTCATTATGCTGCTCCGCCGATAGAGGCGAGTAGTTGTGCGATATCTGGTTGAGGTTGACCAGCAGCAGGGGCCGCTCCGCTTTGTTGTTCTGGAGTTGGCTGCGAGGCAGGGGCGGGGGCCGCACCTGCTACTGGAACTTGTTGTTCAGGCATTGTTGGCGCTGGAGCTACTGGCTCCGGTGCAAATGCTTTGGCAATAATAGTTTCTAGTTGTAATCCTTTTTGTCTGCCTTGAATGACATCAGCGATTCTAGTAATGATTTGGCTTGGATCTTGACCTTGGGAAGCAAGTGCGGGTATAGCTTGTGCATACTGAGCAACAGCAACACGAAGAGAATCACGCATTTCTTCAATGTCAACCCTTTGTTCTTCTTGTGTAACATTTAACTCCATTGGGATTTCTCGGCGGACATAATCACGGGATACTAACTTGTCGCTACGCATTTGCAGTAATGCAATAATGGCTCTGTTAGGATCCATTCCTGACATAATACCGTAGCGTACATCTACGCCATACTCGCCTTTAATATCACGAGATGGTGTGTACTTTAATGTATAAGGTGTGCCGTCATCGCTACCCTTAATTGTCTTTACCATATTACCAAATACTTTTTCATCTACCTCAAAGGATAGAGAAACCATATCTGTAAATAGACGAGCGAACTGTGCTTGTGCTGCTTTAACCTGTGTATCAAAGCCAGCCTGTAGTGCTTGTACACCACGACCAGTAACAACAGAGGCATCAATATTACCTGAGCGAGTTTCAGGATAACGAGCACCAACGCGAAGTTCACGCTCTAGTACACCAGACTCTGTGAATACACCTGCTGGTAGTTCTAGTGGAACTCTACGAATACCTTGTGGATTAGCAGAACGCATAATTGCATCTGGTCCCAAAGCAAGTTCTTGTACATCTTGTGGGATAGCAATAGGTGCTTGAATAGATTTCTCAGCAGCCTGGATCTGTAATACTGCGAATCTTGCGCGAGCTAGTTGAACTGCTAGTACATCATCAAACTGACCACGAGCCTCACCATCAAGGGAAGATCGCATAGCAACGTTGGCTAAACACTTACCTACTGGGTTAGGAACATTACCTAGAATTAAATTCTG